TGAGTTTGCAATATTAGCTAGAGCTATGCAATCTGTAATTGGAGACATTAGAGATATGACTCTTCAAATGCCTAGAAAAGATTATCCTAAAAATGAAGCTGAATTAGATAAAAAAGAAAAAAGCCAAGTTAAAAAGATTGTTAAGCAATTAAAGAAGTCTGTTAAAGGACATGGCGATCAAGCTAAATACTTAGATAAACTATCTAAAGAATCAGCACCAGGATACAAACATGATTGTGCTTCTAAAGTAGTTCATGAAAAGTACGGAAAAGGAACTTGTATTCCAGAAAAACATACCTTAGTAAAAGAGGGAAGTAAATATGTAGTTACTCATTATGACGTTTTATTTGAAAATGGGAACACAGTATTAGATATACCAGTAAATGAATTAGAAATTAAAACTCAAACTGAACACTGGCATAAAGGATATAAAAAGAAAAAGAAGTAAATGAAAAAACTTGATAAATTAATCTTAGAATCATATAGAGAGGCATTGAGTGAAATGCCTAAAGGCGCTACCCTTAAAGTTAAGGATATTCCTCAAGCTATGATTGATAGATTAGAAAAACAATACGGACCTGTTGATAAAAAAGATGATTTCTTTTCTAAAGATATGGATACATATTTTAAATTTACAGGAAGAAATAAAACAACCGGTTCTGTTGAACATAAAATTATTAGGTTACCTTCTTTCTTTAAAATGTATCAAGACTTTGAAAATATAGTTGATGATATCAAATCATTAATGAGAAGTGATGATATAAGAAAAGATGCTGCAGCAAGAGAATTATTTGAATTAATTAGAACTAACTTTAGAAAGTTACAAAGATACTTAAGAACTGAAAGACCAGAACAATATTCTATTATTAGATCAAGAGTAGCATTAGAAGGGTTAGTAAGAGATTTTAAAATACACTGTAGTTTAATAGCAGAACAAAAAGGACTGTTAGAAGAATCTCTTTTAGATCAAGTTAACGAACAAGAACCTGAACCAGAAGAAGAACCAGATACTTCTGCAGGAGAAGAGACAGTATTAGAAGATGCTACAGATCAAATATTAGGTAAATTTCCAACCGTTAAAGCAGCTATAATTAAACTACAAACTGAACAATTTAAAGAATTTGTAGAATCTATCGATTGGATTTCACCAAGACCTTCTTCATTTAGAGTTAATCTTAAGAATGGTCAAGATTATATTTTAAAATGGACTGGTAAAACTTTCGAAGCTCAAATTTTAGGTAAAAGGTATTTACTTTCCAATATTGCAGAATACCAACAAGCACTAGATAAATTAGCTATCCTTTATAAAGAAGCTCCTATGACTGGAGCTGGAGAAGGAGAACCTGCTGATGTCGACACCGGAGGCGGTGGCGGTGGCGGAGGAGACTTTCCTGGAGGTGATGCAGCCGGAGGTGGTGGAGAAGGAGGTGACGAAGTAGACGCTCTAGGAGGAGACGAAGGCGGTGAAGAAGGAGGAGCAGATTTGACTGGTGAACCAATAGATTTTGAAGAGCCAGCTGAAGAACCAGAAGCATAATGAACCTTATAGATAGAGTCATATTAGAATGGTCGTATAGAACCAAGAAAGGATACCCTAATATCAACAATAGAGAAGATATGAGGATATTTGAATCTTTGTTTGGTTTTGACTTATCTGAAGCAAAAAAACCTATAGAATACCTTTCCCCTGAAGCTCAAAAATTAGGTAGAGAACTTATTAAAAAATTAGGTCTTAAAGATGATGAGATAAAAGCTCACGCAAAGAATAGGATTATAGTTTATACAGATAGACCTAGACAAGAAGTATTTAATTCCTTAAAAGATTTAGGATATGAAAAAGACCTTATAAAAGGTTCAAGCGCAGGAGGATTTAAAACACCAGAAGGAATAGAAATTATTCATAAAGCACAAACATCCGTAGGAGATGCTGGGCTAGAAAATGAAGACATAGTAGTTAATAAAGTCAAAGAAAGAGTAGAACTAGAAGGTGAAATAACAGTAGTCTTTAAGGGTTCAAATAAATCATTACAATACAAAGGTGTTAACGGAGCAGCAGGAGTAGGAAGAGAAAGCGGAGGCAACAAAAAAGCCGACGTTAAACTTTTAACATCAGGAGGTGAAAAAGGTATCTCGATAAAAAAAGATGGACCATTTAGATGGTCTTCAGCTATGAAAACCCATGGTAATATTTTTCATAAAATTATGGGAGATGCGTATGAAGGTAAAAGAGACGATTTAAAGTTAGTACCTGATAAAGAAAATCCTAGGTTACTAATAATGATGAATCCTAAAAATAATATACCTTACGGTAGAATACATGTTATGAATGCTCCTGGTTTAGATTTTGAATCTATGGCTTTTGGTTCAGATAATGCTTCAGTAGTACAGCGTACATTTGAAGATGATGATTTTAAATTTGAAAATGGTGTGCTAACTATAACAGCCACTAAGGTATATAATCAGGCATCGGATTTTGATGATGAAGACCAGCCGATAATACAGTTTGAAAGAAACGCATCAAAAGCAACACAAACAGATGGATACACAGGTAGAGGAATAACAATTAGAACAGTCCCTGTATCAGTTAAAAATAAAGTAACGTCTAGAGCTAACTATCTTTCTATAGATTATAACGATCTAGATATTTAAAAGTTATGAGTCAAAATATAAAAAAAATAATAGCACAAGAATATATAAAGTGTGCTAAAGATCCGGCCTACTTTATGAGGAAGTACTGTTATATACAGCACCCTACTCGTGGTCGTATCTTATTTAACTTATACCCTTTTCAGGATAAAATATTACATTTATTTAGAGATAATGATTATATTATAACTCTTAAGTCAAGACAGTTAGGTATATCTACTTTAGCTTCTGCTTATAGTTTATGGTTAATGTTATTTCATAAAGATAAAAACGTATTAGCATTAGCAACAACACAAGCAACTGCACGTAACTTAGTTAGTAAATCTATGTTTATGTATGATCAGTTACCTAAATGGTTGAGGCTACCTGCTTTAGAAAAAAATAAATTATCACTTAGATTAAAAAATGGATCTAAGATAACAGCTAAATCATCTAATGCAGATGCTGCAAGATCAGAAGCAGTATCATTACTACTAATAGATGAGGCAGCGTTTATAGATAATATTGAAGAAACATTTACAGCAGCACAACAAACCCTTGCAACCGGTGGACAGTGTATGGCTTTATCTACACCAAACGGTATTGGTAATTGGTTTCATCTAACATGGGAAAAAGCTGAGTCTGGAGAGAACAGCTTTCTACCTATTAGACTGCCTTGGACAGTTCATCCTGAACGTGACCAAAGCTGGAGAGACCAACAAGATTCAGATCTCGGACCTAGAATGGCAGGACAGGAATGTGATTGTGATTTCTTGGCGTCTGGTGATACGGTATTTGAGCCAGATGACATGTCGTACTACGAACAAACATATCAAACAGACCCTTTAGAGAGAAGAGGAGTCGACGGAAACTTATGGATATGGGAAGGTGTAGATTATATGAAATCATATATGATAGTCGCCGATGTTGCTCGGGGTGATGCTACTGACTACTCAGCATTTCATATCTTTGATATAGAGAATGCTACCCAAGTTGGAGAATATAAAGGTAAATTATCTCCTAAAGACTTTGGAAATATGTTAGTTGGAATAGCTTCAGAATATAATGAAGCATTATTAGTAGTAGAAAATGCTAATATAGGATGGGCAACTATAGAACAGATTATGGAAAGAGAATATCGTAATTTATATTACAGTGCTACTTCTAATATGGAAACTGTAGAATCCTATATGCATAAATACGAAAGAGATAAACTTGTACCTGGGTTTACTATGTCAGCAAGAACTAGACCTTTAGTAATAGCTAAAATGATTGAATATATAAGAGAGAAATCTGTTACTATACAGTCTAAAAGATTATTATCTGAAATGAGAGTTTTTGTATGGAAAAACGGTAAAGCACAAGCACAAGACAGATATAATGATGATTTACTTATAGCATGTGCAACAGCACTTTATGTAAGAGATACAGCATTAAGATTAAGACAACAAGGAATAGATTTAGCTAGAGCTCAATTATCTTCATTTAATAACTTGAATGCTCAAAATAAAGCTGTTATTAAAACAGTTGGAAACCAGCAAAATAATCCTTATATTGTAAATACACCCGGAGGTCAAGAAGATATCTCTTGGTTATTAAAATAGACTATTTATATATAAATTATAATCCCTATGGCGGATACTTCATTATTTGGTAGATTAAGTAGATTATTTTCATCTGACGTTATTATACGTAATATAGGTGGAGACCAATTAAAGGTAGCTGATGTTAATACCATACAGAAAACAGGCAAATACCAAACAAACTCTTTAGTTGATAGATTTAATAGATTATATGTTCATAACGCTAGAAACGTTTATAACCCTAATCTAAATTATCAAACGTTAAGAGTACAATTATATGCAGATTATGAAGCAATGGATACAGATCCAATTATAGCTTCAGCACTAGACATAATCTCAGATGAAGCAACGATAAAAAATGACCAACATGAGGTTATTTCAGTAAAATCATCTGATGAAAATATTCAAAGAGTATTATACAATTTATTCTATGACGTATTAAACGTAGAGTTTAACTTATGGTCATGGACACGTAATATGCTTAAATACGGAGACTTTTTCTTAAAGCTAGAGATAGCAGAGAAGTTCGGTGTATATAACGTGTTACCTTATACAGTTTATCATATGATCAGACATGAAGGTACTGATCCTGATAATCCTGCTAAAGTATACTTTCAACTTGAACCAGATGGGATTACAGCAGCAGCAGATCCTAACTATAGAAAAAGACCTAATGCTAAGTCCATAACATTTGATAATTATGAGATAGCTCATTTTAGATTACTATCTGATACTTCTTATTTACCTTACGGACGTTCTTATTTAGAACCTGCTAGAAAGATATACAAGCAGACTAACTTAATGGAAGATGCGATGTTAATTCATCGTATAATGAGAGCACCTGAAAAAAGGATGTTCTATATTAATGTTGGTTCTATTCCTCCAACAGAGGTTGATCAGTTTATGCAAAAGACTATCAACACAATGAAAAAGACTCCTTATGTAGATCAAAATACAGGAGAATATAACCTTAAGTTCAATATGCAGAATATGATGGAAGATTTCTATCTTCCTGTTAGAGGTGGAGATAACTCTACTAGAATTGAAACTACTAAA